ACGCATCCACTTAACAATTTCATTAGGATCATATCCCCCCACTCTTTCTGTTTCCGAAAATACTTTCGCCCACAATTGTTGAGCAAGATTTGTTTTATCGAGATCCTGTGGAATCACGTGGCGAATTAAGAAATCGTCATACGCTTTAGAAAAATTAGCTTCTTCGTATTGGTTCAATATGTCGTATTGGTGAGCGCCTTGGAATTTTTCGAAACGTCTTTGCACATCGGCTTCAGCGTCAAGTTGTGCTCTTGCCATTGGATTAGCTGATATTCCACGTCGCCAAATTTCTTGTTGCTGCGGAGTGTTACCGAACGCTTTATCTACACGTGTGGACCCAACTTGTGTTGACCCGTAACCCCACTCGTTTAGAATCTCTGCTGCTTCTTCGAGCATAGAAATTGGTTTACCCATGCTCGGATCTAATTTCGCATCACCAACAATTTTGGTTTGATAGTCATTTACAATTTCGGCACGGGTAGCCAATAGTCGAGCGACTTCGTTGCGATCTTTAATCGTAGTTTGTAGCTGTTCTGCCAGATTTTTTAATGAGCCTTGTGTATCAAGTATCTGAGTTACATCTTCTGCTTGGATAAAGAACTGTATATCTGGCATCAATGAGCCTTGCATAGGCGGCCAAACAATTAAGTCCAAACCGTCCACATTTACCGCCTGAAGCTTATTGAACCTATGTTCGATAATAAGTTGGGTTAAATATGAGCTTCTGCTATATACCTCAGTATTAGCAATATCGTCCCAACTAACTCTGTCACCACGAAGTGGAACCCCGCTCCGGTCGACGCCATCTCGCCTAGCGCGGAAAGCACGCATATTCCTCATAGCTTTGTCAGAAGCTGGAGTTACCATTGGATCGATGAAATACCGCCCAAAGGGTGTGTCCCCTCTAGCTTTAGCACCTAGTTCTTGAATAAGCTGCCAATTTATACGAGCAGCGATATCTCCTGCATTGATTAACCCTTCATCTTCTAACAGTCGCCTGTACATCCAAGATTCTGTAGTGCCTGCTTCATTGATCCAACTATTCCACGCTTCATCTCTGACTAACCAATGTTCAGCTTTTATCTCTGCTACTTCGTCAAGCGCATACTGCGGAAGGTCAGGATATTGTGCCCGCATAAATTCCGAAATATCTAGCCTGTTCGCACGTTCAACCAGATCCAACGCTTCTGCCCGCAAAGCCACACCATATGTATCAGCCAATTGGCGACGTGCAAGTTTCGCCAAACTGTCACGGCTGTATGCTGTGTAAAGTCCAGCCGCAGCAGCAGCGCCTACCGGACCACCAAAGAACCAACCTGATCCAGTCATGGCAAGAGTTCTTATATTCGCACGTTTATTTGCGTACTCTTCCCCAATCGCATCAGCTACAAACTCTTCTATTGTTCTTTCAAATCCGACCACACCTTCATCGTGTGATCGTTTATAAAACTCGACTTGCTTAACCCAACCTGCCCCCATATAGCCATCCGGCAACTGCTCGACAAGTTTGTCAGCCACCACAGCGTTTATATCTACACCAGCTTTACGAAGCCAACGAACACGTAATTCATCGAATGACCCACCAAGACGCCCCAACGCCATCGCAGCCCCCAAATGTGCGATATTGCGTAATTGCGAATCTGTGTTAACTACCATTTGCCAACGTGGGGTCAACAGTGTGTGACGCTTCCACATTGTTAATGCTTCACGACGTGTCGCTCTAACTATCGCATTTCTGGCACTAACTGAAACATCAAGGTTTTCTCCGTTAGGTCCGATAATAGTTTTTATATCGCCTTGGAGTACTTGGAAAAGGCGTTGGAACTTGTCCCACCGTGGCATCACTAATGTTTGCCGCATTTGGGACGGAGACATTGGTTTATAAATGAATGTCGTTCCACCTAATTCTGGGATTACTACTTCAGTGAAATCACTATTTCCGTATCGTCGTTCTGTGTGTTCTGCTGCATCTTCTAATAAACGTTTGGCTGCATCAATATCGCCTCGGAGTATTCCTTTCATTGCAGCCGAAACACCGGCGCTTCCCCAATCAATATCTTTAAATATTGGGTGGGGGGTTACTGCGTTTATTGCACCGTTAAGAGCCGCTTCGTTAAGACGATCAATTTTGATTGCTAATTCATCCCCATACGAATCAAGGAACTCGATCATTAGATCATCGACACGTTGCGCTGCTTCTACCCGATCCCGAGGAACAGGCCACGGAGCTTCCGGCGTACCTTTGTAAGTCATAATCGCAAGATCAAGAAGCGTAAAATCTTCACCACTAGCTAAACGCCGAGGTGTCTCGGGGGGAGCATTTTTTAATGTTGCTTTTCTCTCACGTCTACTCATGCCGGGAGGCACTAAAAGATTGATACGTCCTAATTCACGGAACATAACGTCGAGTTGGCTAGCAACTGTGCTCCGGTCATGGACGTTTATAACTCCATGAGGAATTTTTTCAGAGAACAACCTAACGAAACGACTATTCATCGGACCTGCTAGTGGTCCTGATTTACTGAACAAAGTTTTCGCTAGCACCCCTGTCTTTGTTGACGGTGCAGATGGCAAAGCTTTAGCTAACGCAGGATTCAACGGAGCCATCGCAGCTTCTATTATTTGATCTGCGACTAAAGAATGAGCTTCAGTAGAACTAAGCATTTCGGGAACTGGATCATCGAACGGAGCAGTTCTTGTCTGCATAACATTTGTAGCTATATCTTCTTTGAAACCGAGAGGGGGGATGCGTTCATAGGTTTTAACCAACATCCCCACTAATGCATCATCTAGCCCCAAGACTGCTTGCCAAGGGAATTTATCCATTTCCGAAATGCGGTCAATCAATTCCATGTAAGGACTATTGGGATCAAACCCAGCAAAATCTATGAGATCATTTGCGCTCTCACGAACAAACCCTCTCGCTGGTGGCACGACCGGAAAGAGATCTTCAAAGTCAGTGAAACCCATTTCCCGACCTAAAGCATGATCGAACCTAACGTGTTCGTACATATCGATTATGTCGCCAGCTTGACGTAAAGCTTCTTCCGATACGTCTAGGCCAAGTTGTGACCAAGCCCAAGCTGGAGCATCTGGTTGTGCTTCTGGTATCCGCATTGTTTCCCAGACTTCGTTCATTAAGTCTTCGATAAGCCGTTTGCCTTGGACTTCGGCCATTTGCGCTAGGGCACGTGGACTAAACAAATAGTTCTTAATATAAAGAGCGTGGGCTGCTTCTTTGGCTTTAAGTGTTAGACGTAACCGTTCAGCATTCGCTTTCGAAAGCATTTCAAAGGACACATTTGTGTCCATTATTTCAGTCGCTTCGTCTAAAATACTGACCTCATCTTCCCCGTAGTTTTTATCTTCTCGTCTTACTTTTTCATCGAATTTGCGCTTCCGTATTGCTTCTTCAAGAGCAAGAATGTTTTGTCGTGCGTGTCGAATTTCTCTAAAGTGCCAATGAACCGTAACTCTTTCTTGGTTATGTCTAATCTTCATCGAATTGGGTACCCCATATTGCATTTCGTCACCCGGTTCTCTGGTGCGATCTACAACTTTGTCGATGCCTTCATCACTAAGTTTGAGTGTTTCCTCGAAGTCTCGTCTATAGGAAAAGTCGATGGTATCGGGATCGTCTGGTCGCCTTCTGGGATCAATCTCTAACAGATCTCCTCCGGTGTCTCTAATACCACGAGGCTCCACAGGTTGTTCTGCATCATAAAGACTTCGAACTTCATCACCAGAAATATTCCTGATAACAGGCGCTTCGATATCTCGCAGCAAAGACCAAATGTAAGAAAAGTCTTTTGCTTGTGCCGTCATCGCTGCTTTGACAGCAGGGTTACCTTTTTCTAATCGAATAAGATTGTAATAAGGAAGCCACGAAGAACCGTCTACGGGGCCACCATTAGCTAGGCGTGCATATATCTGTGCTCGCTGCCAAAGCTGATCTTTGGGCAATACTTTGTAGAACGGTCCCCATGTAGGCAACTCTTTAAACAAACGTAAAGTTAAACGATCCAAAAACTTTTCAGTTGTATACGATCCTCTTGCCCCAGCCCAACGATTTTTGCCATACATATCATCGACATACCGGTTCCAATCATCTGGAGACATTTCACCAGCCATCCCCATCAAGGATGATTGCTCACCGAGAACCTCTCGATAAGCCTCTTGTGCTTCGAGAAGATTATTAGGGATTGCGGCTCTAACGTAATCATCTATCATTTCGTCGGTGGCAGCGACTAAATAGTTAAACCCTGACTGCATCGCTTCGAACTCTGCTGGACCCCAAAGACTTACACGGTTTTCAGGAGCATCGAGCCGTCTTTCGATTGCGCCTTCAACAATGATGTCTTCGATAACTTGCCGTACTTGTTCTATGCGTTGTTCTAAATCTGCATAGGGGTTAGGGCTATCTGCATCTCTTAATGGTGCTGTATTTCGTTGTCGGTCAAGTAAATCCTCTATGACGGTAGTTGCTTGATCTACATATATAGCCCACTGTTCTTGTCTTCCTTCGTTAACAGACCAATCGTCCCCAAACTCAGACGAATCAAATGGACGACGAGCATCTTCGTTCCCCCCAGCTTGTCTTCGTAAAACATCTCTTAGGTAATCATTATCAAGGAAATCATCCCAACCCATACCGGGGAACTGTTCGTCCAACCGTTGAATTAATTCTCTCAATTTTCGAGGCCCGACGCTTCCTCGTCCGGGGTGAAGCGCATTCCAGAGATTATTTATTGCATAGTTCTCGCTACCATCTATTTCGTTTAAGGAGCGTTCAATAACACGGTTGAGTTCTTCTGTGAGATTTGTTCTAGTTGTTAATCGGTGCGCATCGATTAGATTTTCCAAGGCCATTGTGAAGCCAGTATTGCGAACAAGTTGTCCTGACTCTGGTGCCTCTGCGACACCTGTCCAACTAGCAAATCCTCTTCCCTCGTCTTCGGCACGTTTCAGCGTTTCTCTTGCACGTGCTGGCAAAGGGTTGTCAGCCAAAAGAGCTATGAAGCGTCCCCGTAAAGAATAAAGATCGTCAGCTAATTCATGGTATTGCTCAGGCAATACCCTGCCCAAACTACTAGTGGGGTCAATATTGAAGCTGTCGGTGTAAGCACCAAGTGTGTCTTCGATGAATTGATCCAAGCTTCGTAAAACTGCGAACAAACCCGTAGTGGGTGTCATCGTAACGTCAGCAGTACGCCTGACGGTTTCTTGGAAAGCTTCTTCTAAAGGCAGGTAACCCTCAAAGATTTCGTCTATTTTTTCGGGGAGCCGATCTAACGTTGGGCCATCAAATAGTCCTTGCTCATCTCCAAAACTTCGAGCATCCCAGTATTTTCCACTACTTAAACCTTCTGCAAAGTTATCGAATTCTGTTTGGAAGTCCTCAATCATATTGCGAGTGTTATCTTCGAGTGTCCGCCACGGAGAAGCACCTATGCTGTCCGGGTTTAATTCCCAAATGAAACTGGCTGGGGTAGTGCCCCATCTAGGGTCGAGGCTTGCTTCCCCCGTACCTATCACATGAAGAGGAATATCTCCCTTATTTAATGCAGACTCTAATTCATCGTCGAATATTGTTTTAATGCGTTCTGCTTCACCGACGTAGCTTGTTAATGTTTCATCCATTGTGGATGGTTGATCGTCCATCCATTTAGGTTTATACGAATAGTTTTCAAAGAAAAGTTCGTCACGTACACGGCCCGGAGATCCAACTTTTCTGCCGCCCGGAATAGTCAACATCTCTGTGACGCTTCCACCGAGAAGACGTGTTAAGGCAGGTGCTTCATGTTCCAATATCCAGTTATGTAACTTTTCACCTCCGATGCGAATATCTCTGCGGCTTGGTGTCCGCAAAATAATTGACTCCCGCTGTGCTGCCGGACGTTGTGTTTGGATAAACGGTTCCATGTAAGGTCGTTCGCCAAACAACCCGGGGCGCACAACACCATGTTCTAAATATGGTCCAACGCTAGTAATTGAGCCACCCGATGCATCGTGAAGATTCCGTGCTCGTCTATTCAAAACCTTCAACCGTGCGGCTTTTGCTCCTAGATAAGTTGGGTCAGCCGCAACAGCTAATCCGACGTCCAGAACCCCAGACGTTATGTAATACATATTTGTTTCTTTGAACTCTTTGAGTTCTTCAGGATTGTAAATATTTACACCGTTTAACGCCAGCGTCATTGCTTGACCGGGTGAACGGTGCTGTGTCAAATTCCATGCTTCACGCCACGTCGTCGGATCAAATGTCCGGTGATTAAACGGGAGCCAACCGTTCATGCTTGCTACACGGGGATCTACTTCTCCAGACCGGATAGCTTGCAAATATTTACTTTGTTCAAAACTAAGTTGATTCAGGTTAGCGATAGTGGCAAGAGTCGCAACGGGACGAGCAATCCCATATGTCCATGTGAAATCCAACCCACTGAGCATCAAGTTCCACTGGTCGGCCCCCAGTTCTTTTCTTACGTCTTCAGGTATCGCTCCTACAGTTGCCCCGATAATACCTTCCGGTCCCATTGTTGCACCTATAAGGCTGCGTTCGGCTGTTCCCGTGCCGGAAGGTTTCCCTAAAACGTTATCTTCCCACGATTCTATGAAACCTTCGACAACACCAAACTCGTCATCCCCCAATGCACTAATACCATCAACAAAAAAGTCCGCAGCTTGTATCCCTATATCAGGGATATTGCGGAATATCTTCCAAACCCGACTACCGAAACTCATCGTGCTCTAGGTGATGGTGGTACGAATTGTTCCATTCGACGGACTATTTCTTTCATTCCGTCATCTGCGTAGGGGTTATTAGCTAAAGCACCCATTACATGCAAGAACCTTGGCAATTGTTGTGCCCGTGCTGCTGAAAGTGGAGGACCGGCTGCCTGAGAATAATTTTCTCCTGTCATCACAGATTCGTTTGGGAACTCTGTTTGCCTAAAGGGACTACCCATAGCCCCCGGTTGCGGGCCGGTTCGAGGAGCAGGCTCCACTATTTCTGCATCGATGACTTGCGGCAACGGCACAATTTCTTGTGCTTGTTCTTGTACTCCAGCATCACCATATGTTTGACCAGTTGCTGTTTGGATTGGTTGGGTTTTGGAACCTTTACCTTTGCGTGGCATTACAGCGCCGCCACTAATTCTTCGAGTGACTGCGGCGATGCGGGTTCAGGTGGCATAGCGGCCATAGCTTCTGCTCCCATTCCGGGGGCTGCTAACCCCGGCATTGTTTCTGGGGAACCTGCTGGCATTACTTCTGCCTGTCTTTCTTGCGCTTCACGTTGCACTTTTTCGACAGCTTCAGCCAATTCCATTTGGTCGTTCTTCACTAATTCCATAATCCGAGCTAAGTCACCAGCAGGAATAACACCTTCTGAAGCTTGTTGTTGCACAGAAGAAAGAAGTGCTTGTTCTAATTGTTCAGCTATTACCGTGTCGTGTTCAAACTCGGGGTCTTCTACAAGTGGATCGATAGCCATAAACGAACGCTTCGACATTGTTCCCATACCAACTCGTTGCCCACCACCGATTACTAAATTGTTTATATCTGCACCGGGATGGGAGTAGGAAACCACGTTGTCGTTGCTATCAAAGTTTTGATTGGGCACGTAGTCAACTGCGCCTTTAGCGTTTTTGGTACTGACATAAAAGCTACGTTTCCGTCCCCCGGAGTATGCCTTACAAAGATCTATGGCTAAACGGTTTTCTTCTTGAAGCGACCGAGCCATTATCCGTTGCGCTTCTTGTACTGTGAAGTCAACTACAGCCGAAAGAACAGCTTCGCCTCGTCGCCCTGTCCGAATATTGGAGGTTGATTCGCCACCAAATTCTTGTGGGATGCCAGCAGTTAAACGTTGCGCCCGTTCCAACCTGTCGATGGCTGGGTTTGTCATATACCCCGGCTGGGTTTGTATATCCCGAAGATCCCCACCTCGGACAACACCAACTTCACCGGTTAAACCGTCGGCTGGGTTCACAATTTGTGGGGTTTCTCCGGCCCGACCTATGAGATATGTGTCGGGGAATACACCTTTTTGGACAGCTATAACTTCTAAGGCCATCAGTCGTGCCTGCATTTGGTACATACCGAGGATGCCGTCGAACTGTCCTTGTGCGTTATCGAGACTAATTCGTTGTGCACAAACAACTGGGGTTTGCCCAAGCGGATTAGGTATCCGTTCTAATTCAACAATGATTTGTTTTGCTTCACCGGGGCTAACTGGTGACATGAAAGGTAAGGATTTGGGTGTAACGGTACGCATACCGATGAGAACTTGTTCTTCATGGTCAACGTATTCGATTAACTGAAGGCTTGTATCTTCTGTGGCTGTACCATCTCCACCGAATTGTCGTGCGGCTTCTGGATACATTTGACGTATCCAACCAAGTTGACGCTCATAAGCAAAGATAACGTCCCGTGGCCGAACATCATCTACCCCCAACATTGTCGCTGGATAGGTAGTTAATGGGTCACGCACATGCCATGTCGGTGCCCCAATCTTTCTGTCAAACCTAAGATGTGTGCATGTGCTGGCGTAACCAATGAGATGACGTGCCCGTTTCGCTAATTGGAGGTCCATTCGGCTGTTTTCCCAAAACCCAAACAAAGCTTTGCGACGTATGTCAGCGTTTTCTCGTGCTCGTTTAGTACGTGTATCTACCGGCGGACAATAAATATCGGGGCTTGTCGATGCAATACGCATCGCTGTTTGATCTAAGCCTTGGCCGAGAAGATTAGCAACAGCAGATTTTTCGTCGCTGTTTAATTCTGGTAACGGAATAACAACATCACCGTTATAGTAATCTCGCAGTTCACGCATTTTAGCTTTTGCGCTATCGTTGGTGCGAGATCGTGCCGTATATAAACTAATAATTTCCTCTACGGATTTCACTCTTACCTCGCCAAAAGTTCTGCGTCACCCGTAAGCCAAGTCGGACGCCACTGTCGATTGTTAACTATAGTCGGCATATAAAGTTTCTCTAAATTATGTTCGAGAAACCATTGTGCCATAACGCAGTCATCCGTGCGTGAACCGGTCCCTTCAGCATTCCAGCGTGTTACTTCGTTGACGAGAAGTAGCGAATGAGGTCTTGCTTCAGTGTTCTGTTTACCGGGCAAACGCACTCTGCCGACACGCCATAATGGAGCGAGCATTTGCACTCCGTATTTGGGGTCGCCTTTATTTTTAGAATGCGTGTAATGAGGGATAAGTTGGACATTTCGTAATGCCGCCCAGCGTCGGAAATGGTCGTATTGGAGAATGAACTTCTGTGCAGCGTTAGCTTCAATCACCCAATGAGTAATCGGGTGCCCCATATCGTTGCTTATCTGCCACCAATCCTCGGCTACACCCGTGAATCGTTGTTGTTCATGGCTCCAATCCAAAAAGGACGGTGCATCCATCTTACGCCGATATGACTCCAAAAGGTAACGAAACTCTGTTTCGGGGTTATACGCCCAACATTGGATAGCCCAATAGTTCGCTGGAGAGGGATCTGCTGTTGCTATAACAAACATTTCACCACTCACATTTTGTGGTAACTCCCACAAACCTCGGTCATTATCCCAACATCCGGGGTGGTGTACCCCATCTTTACCCGGTCCGCCGGTCACCCAAAGGGGGTCTACCAGCACATTGGCAGGGTTTACATCCAACTGCTGATAAAGAATTTCGAATCTATCAGGCGTTTGTGCTTTGATATGCCGTAATCGTCGCCAAGGTAACCGCCTCGGATACAAGAGGCATCCTTCGGGCCACGGTTCTGCATGTGGTTTGTGTGTTTCAGGATCACCTGAACAAATCTCTTCATAATGTGCTTGATATTTGAGATGAGCGTATTTTCTCCATTCGTCTGGAGCGTCTTCTGGGTCAAATTCGTCGAGTTCGTAGTCGTCCGGGGGCGCAACTTTATCAAGTGCGTATCGGTAAATGTCGTCAGCGGACATTCGCTGTCCTTGTAATACGAGTAATCCACCGGGTTCGAGCCGAGTTTCAGCCACTTCATCCCACCATCTTCGCATATCTTCACGGGCCTCAGCGGATCTCATCTTTCGTGGGTCGTATACGTCGTCCCATATCACTAGATCGAAACGGCCACCCAAGAAACCAGAGTCCATTCCGAACGCAGACCACGTTGGTTCTTTTTGGGAAAGGGGTGTGTCGTCTTTTTGTAAAACAGTGAATGCTTCGGCCCGCCAGATTTCTGACGAATCTGGCTTGAACATGCCGAAGTCCTCTTGCAACGTAGCCTCAGCGTCAACCGCTAAGTTAAGTCGAACATCGTTCAACTCTGCTTTTACAGGGTGCGCTCGATCAAGTTCGGCACGCAACCTGCGGCAATACCATTCTGCTAGTCGTTGTGTTGAGGAACCGATCATCCCACGGATAGCTCGGTTACGCACAGTTGCCCATGCGGGTAATACTTTAGCAAAGAATGTTGATTTTCCCGTACCGGGGGGAGCGTTAATTACGACGTACTCTTCGTATTCTGTCTCCATGAGACCCATAATGCGTTCGGTTGCTTCAACTTGCCACGGTTGTAAAATAATCCCGAAATACCTTTTGGCAAAGATTTCGATATTATCGTAAGCAGCCTGCGCCTCGGGACAAAGTTCATCATATTTAGGTACCTCCGGTTGAATTGTTTTGCCGAGGGCTTCTTGGGCGGCGATGTAATTTCTCGGGGCTTTGTCCCCTTCTGCGTCTCGGCAAGCGTGGTAAGAAATGTCGCATTCTTTTGCTGCGGCATAAAGCGATTTCCCCTGACGGCGAAGAGCTTGGTAATCCGCCCATTTCTCTATAGTTATTGCTTTCCCTGATGGCATATCAGCCCCTTATTGGCAAGATTCACAAATCTCTGGATTTTCTAAATCACATTCGATTACTTCGTCATCATCAAAAGGATCTACTTCTAGTCGTTCCCCCATCAATTCAGGGTTCTGTTCAAAAACTTCCATAAGTGTCAGCGGCTCCACATCTACAGGTTCTCCATAATCAAAACAAAAACAGTCATCGGCACAGTCAGGGCAATAATCGCAAGCACAGTCGTAATGATAGAAGTGACAAATACATTCTTCTTCTTCACAATCACAACCGTAAATAACCATTACCCAGAACTTACTTCAATGTAAATACATTCCCCCGGACACTCTTCCGCTGATTCTATAACAGCTTCCAAATCGTCGTCTTTGAAGTTCGCTAACCCAAACGCCCCACCCGGGTCGTCGAACACATGCCCGTTTTCTTGCACATAGGCAAGCCCGTCATCTCGCATAACGAAAACTTCAGGACATATTTCTGCACACAACCCATCACCGGTACAGAGATCTTGATCGATCCAGACTTTCATTAGCCATCCATGTGTCCGCAGCAGTCACAATGGTTGCATCTACACGGGCATGACTCACAACTACAATTTAGGCATTTCCTCATCCTTCACCGCCATGTGTGTCTTCAGGAACATATTTCTTGTAAGGGTACATCAATGAATGTTTCTCAAAAACAGAGTCGTGGTTAAACCAGATCCGATCTTCAACAAAATACGGACGCACAATCGGTCTAATTTTGAAACCCTGACCGGCACACACTGAAAGCTTAAACTTTGTTCCCATTTAACAACCCATATCTTTTCGTAACTGCTCCCACACTGACCATTGAGATTCTGTCCAGTTATGGTCGATTGTATTGTAAAGCTGAGAACACTGGGCACCATACCCCGTTCCCTGCAACAACGCAGGAATCTCAGGTTCCGGGTCAGACCCAAAAGGCCACCACATCAACAAAGCACCAATAGCGGTAGCAATAGCTACCCCAGCAGCAGTAATCGCTTTAATAATCTTTTTTATTGCTTCTGACCAAGCATCCGCTTTATCAGCAACATCCTCAATAGTCACAACAATTCCAACTGGACAGGAGAAGGAACACCCCATTGAGAAGCCATCGCTTCCGCAACCCCCGAATATGTCAGACTTCTCGTTTTCGCTCTATCAGGTGAAGGCCACATAAGCCAAGACTTCTGCTCTCTCCCCCTAACAACATTCGTAGACCTCAACATTGGCAGATTTTTTAACCATAAACAAGTCCGTTTAAGTTCCCCGTGGCCGAACTGATAAGGATTAAAAATTTGGTCCGGTTTACGAATATGGGTACTAATCAAACCCACCGGATTTTCTATACAGATTCTGTCAATAGGCGCTTCCATCAACAACCTGACAAAATCCAACGCTTCACGCTGTTCTTCACGTTTATCAGGAAACCACCTCGCCCCCGACACCGTTAAATGCGTACATGGCGGAAACGCAATCATCAAATCCCAGCCATCCCCCAAAATATCTGACACATCACCCTGATAATGACTATTCAGAGGGTCGCCCTCCGAAGGCAACAAATCGCAACTAACAGCATCATGCCCCCGTTCCACAAAGGAATCTCGCACACGACCAGAAAACTCGCAAGCAACAAGAACTTTCATTTTCCGTCTACGAAGGTGAGAGTTTCCCATCATTAATACGAGACTGATTGCCATCACCACGCATCAAACGCCAAATCTCTTCAGCCTCAATCTGGGAACGCTCCCTCTCCACAATCATTTTCTTTTCAGCCATCAAAAACTCCAAAAATTGAGTGAACCCCCAGACCCGACATGATACAGTACAAACGCACTCGCCGCTAACACCGGTCCGATCGCCCGTCAGAGGGGCATCTGACTCCGTGTCCAGACACGACGGCCCAACACAAACCGGGGGGCACGGAGCGACCAGCACAGAGAGGCTAGGTCAAGGCAAGAGAGGCCCCAACACTCGGAGGATACCAAGGAATAAACCACACACCAAACAAACAACTGAACCAAACCCACCAAAACAACGTATAACACGTGTAAGAAAGGGCAGGGCCTCGGCACATCCCCCCTTACGAACCAAACAAACGAAGTTAACCACACGGGGGTAGGAAGACTAAAGATTTAACGATGGGGGTAGATCCTGGATTTTGAAGGGTTGTGTGGGTGTGGGGGGTGTGAGCTTTAGGGATTAATGAGCCTCCGGCGGCCACGGAGTGATCCGTGGACGATCAGCCGGGCGCTCCCGGCGGAGCAGGGATTAGGCGTGTCCGACAATCCCGCATCTTTCCCAAATGCGGGGAAAGAAGTCGGGGATTGCCTCGGGGATGCTGCGGGCCTTTTGGAGCTTACGCAAACGATCACATCCGAGTTCGAACATCGACAGGGAGAACGAGACGAGTTTCTCCCGGCCCCTGTTTTGGGGGGCCAGAAACTCTAAGGGAGAATGAGAACCAGTCGATGCTCGGATGTGACCGCCCGTTGGGTTCAAGCACTTGTAAAGTACCTCCTTGCGGATCCGCTCGTGCAATCTCATTTGACTAGAGCGGATTACTCTGCGGGAGAGATTGCTTTTATGTTACAGAGGGGAGAACAAGAGACTCTGTAACATAAAACCCGGCGGACTGCGGGTACTTGACAAGCACTCGAATTTGCGTTTCGAGGGCGTTAGCCCGCCCAAGGGGGGAGGGAAGGAAAGGGAATTATGCCTGAATTTAGAAGTGGCTTGAAGTGGGAAGAGTGGGGAGAGAGAGTTTTCCTTGAACTTGACGAGGCGGGGGAACTCCTAGAGGGCGAGTGCTCTTCTCCTAAGTACTTGCCTTGGAAAATTGACAAAGTTAACGAGTTTTGGGCGCAACACATGGGACCTTACGACGTTGCTTGGTGTTTTAAGCCTCGGATGCAGCGGTTTTACTACAGGACTCCAATTTGGATACAGATTGGGGAGAACGAGGGCGAAGGATACAAGAAGACGGAGCTTAACTTCGAAGAGAGACTGATTTGCGGGCATAGGGCTGAGTGCAAGGGACAGGAGGTGCTGGATGTTTAAAGGAATTAGGTTTACCCTGGATTTTAAAGAAATTTTCGCCTCCGGCGGGCAACGGAAAAGAGCGCCGTTGCATCACGCTCTTTTTTGCGGCAACGTAAACGAACGTTGCCTTCCTTGTGACCTCACTGGTGACCAGTGGAATCAGCATGTAGTTGAACGGATCGAGAGGTTGAAGGTGTTACAGAACCAGATGTTACAAAACAGGAGGGACGACATGTCCAAAGTTAAATGGGAAACGGTGCCGTTGCATCGTGTTGGTGACGTAAGGAAGCAGGACCGCTGGTCTTGGGCCTTGGATTTACTGATTGTGGACAAGGTTGTTCACTGGTCGGTAGAAGACCAAACGTTATCCGAACTGACTGATTGACAGTATGACCTACTCGGCGTGCCCGGGTGGGTCATGGGGGCTAATCAGTCCCGAACATATAAGGAGGGTCAGCTATGTCTGATCGAATTAACTTAGCAACTATATTCACCTCACTACGGGGCGATCGTTATCGACCTGCGTTCAATCCGAGTGAGATTGGTAACTTACCGCAGAACTATCACGATACCATCGTGGCGGAGAACTTTAGGGTTAAATTCTTATCCAAAGTTACTAACGCACGGCATGATGGTAACTCGGCTTGGCCGTTGGAATGGTTCATGGCCGTTGAGGACATGGAGGGTATCACGGGTACTGATAAGTCCCTGATGCATCTCGTCGAAACAACTGAGGCTGGTCCTGAGTTGACTGACGAACACGCCATGTTGTTAACGGACGTCTATAGGGACAAGATGTACGGGGTTATTAACCCGTTCAACGTTCCAGAGGATTACGATGAGCGTAAGCCGTGGGATGACGAACCGGGCGATGGCCTCATTCTTGATGAGAACTGGACATACCCTATGGTTGAAATGTTCCTAGATCTAAAGCCGGGGCGTGGTAAGACAGCCGATATACCGCAGGTAGGTTACCAACTGTGGGTCGGTTATGAGGCCAACGCCGGGGTTAACGTTCCACCAGTGGACGAAGAAACCGGTGAGGTTATCGAACCCGAGGACGGTGAAACGTACTCAACTGAGGAGTGGCGTGTAGTACCCGGCGTGGACGTGGTTGTGGCTCTATTTGGTCCACAGAAACCAGCGAAGCGTCGGTCTAAGTACGCACCACCTAAGGCTCCTTCGGTTGGACGTTACGACCTGTATCAGGTGCATCGGATACCTACCCCAGAAGATGAGGTAGCTCTGATTCCTGAGATGATTGAGGCGGTCAATGCGATGGCTGCTGAGGGTTACCAACTGATCGGGCAGTCTGAGGCGCAGACGAATGACTCTGCGGCTTGGAGACTGCAACGTGAAGAGAATGCTGCCAAGCGTTGGTCACGTAAGACACGTGGGCCTGTAGAGTTTAGCTAGAAATTAGCTTCACCCTGGATTTTGCCAGTCGGGGACTTCGGTCCTCGGCTGGCATTTTTTTTGCGCTACTACCGAAGGCCGAATCAGAGAGCACATTCACACCGCTTCTCTTCACTCCTGAGGGAGTGGCGAGAAGCGAGCGGTTTCAGGATAGCTAACAATCCATAGTAATAGGATCGAAGGAAGGGAAAGGGCAAAGGTTATGCATCACAAACTCAAACAAGACATACCAAGTTCACGTGACATACCAGAGTACGCAGCAATTTACAGGATGCGTGATTTCTGGGTAGACATACGCAATGGCGAACATGATGACTACCTAGACGACGCATTGAAAGCGTGCATGAACGAAATCTATGAAAGGAAAAACCTGTTATGATAGATGACTGCATTAGGAGACCGTTGTTGACTGCGGAAGCGGTGAGTCAGGGTCTGACCAATAGGATTAGTGAGTTGATGGATGCTGCGGTGACGTGGCATGACAGCCATGATGACCATCGTATGAGTGCGGCTGAGGAGCTTGGACATTCAGCTTTCTGGACAATCATCACGGAGTTACAGCAATGGCGTGACCGTATTGATTTAGATATTGATGATATGTTGAATGAGCAAGCGCAGGCATATCAAGATCGTGCTTACGATAAGGCAATACATCTGCTTGAAGGGGAACAGAGTGAAGGGTAGCTGTGAAGGTAAGCCTTCTGCTTATAACTATTCCAATGGTTGTAGGTGTGTTGATTGTCGTGATGCATGGCGAATACATGGAGAAGAGGAACGAGTTAAGAAGCGGAAGAAAAGTAGGGATACTCCCATTGCTTATGACGATGCGTTGACTCGGAGTCAGGTTCTTAAAGCTAGAGATATGGAGGATCTGATATGAATACTGAGACTATCTCTCTACCTAAAGAAATGTTAGATAGGTTGATTGTCTATTTGCATAGTGTCGGTGATGACGGTGCTATGTCGTGGATAGATATCATCGAAACATACATGTGGATCACTTCCACAAAGGAGAATAACAATGACCGATGTCTTTGAAGAAGTACAAGGTGCAGTTGATACAGCCTTCGACAAACTCGAAACCAGAATTTTATCTGCTGGTAAAGAGATTGGCGACATAATTGTGGTCGTAGCTGAAGCTGTTCTTGAACCAGAAGATTGTGTGATGTTCTTAGACGAACTCGATAAAGCTTTTGGTGAGAGGAACAAACTCTTTGAACTAGAGTGAACAGGACGTGACCTTTCGGAGGCTTAATCCTGTGTTAGGTACAGATCCGAAGGGGTTTAGTATCTATTGCTGGTATAATATTTCCTGAAAGGTCGCAAGAAAGGGAGGGGCTGAAACGTGCTATTCAGCTAAGTCCTCAGCCTCTCCCGAAGATCTAAATAAAGGAGAAATAAAATGAAAGAGTGGTGTAGCCGGTGCAAAGATCGAGGATGTGATTTTTGTAGATGGGATCTTTTCATACAAAACTTAGGGAATTTGCTAGCTGAAAAAGCAAAAGAACCTAATCCAATGTTCATTACATATAAAGGAGAAAAGAATGTCACATAGGATGACAAAGTTAGATGCTGAACATGCCTTATACCGTAAGGCTGCTTGGCATGGGATGGGTAACGTTGGACCTATCGATTGGGAGAAAGCTCGTGAGGCTTTTGACTGGTCTGAGGTTGAACGAAGCCCGATATTAATTGAGCATCATGGAGTAGAAGAAGTTCTTGAAGGCAGAAATGTTTTGAAGATGGTCAACTATCCATATGCTCATGCTGAAGTAAGTAATCGATATCAGGTAGTTCAGCATCGGTTCATGGCTGATGATTTAACTGGATTGCTTATCGACACTGGGCTAGTGGAGACTATTGAATCAGTTGGTACCTATGATAACGGTGCTGTTGGTTATGTGTCTCTAAAGTTTAAGGAAGACATAGAGATTCCGGGTTGGTCAACAGTTGAATCGATGTTCAATATCGGTAACGGACATGACAAAAATATTCCATTGATTGCTACTCAGTCTGCACGGGCTGTTGTGTGTGCCAATACTTTCAAGCTAAACATCTTGGATAAGAACGCTGTCTTCAAGTTTAAGAAGATGGGTGATCCGCAAGGCATGATGCAAGAAGCTGTTGAAGCATTGTGTGATAGCTATGAAAGACATGAGACATACAAGCAACAGATTGAACGTATGTCTAATCAACTATTTGTTGATGAGGAATGGAACAAACTTATTGTTGATCTCATTGGTCCTGCTCCATCGTATGAGAAAGCAATAACTGATGTGGTTACTGGCAAACAGTTATCACTACAGGGTTTCAGAAATCAACAAACTCGTTGGGCTAACACTAGACGTGCATTAAATAAACGTTTCCACGAAGATCAAGACATAAGGGGTGTGCGTAGCACAAAGTGGGGCGCACTCATGGCTGTTCAAGCATGGGAACAGAAAGATAAAACAGTTAAGGGTGTGAACAGCAACCTAGAACGTGACCGTAGGCATCAAGCCAACGTCATGTTCGGCAAGCTACCGATGACTGAGAAAGCTGCCAAGATTCTGGTAGCTAACTAGACCTGAGATGGGGTAGCACTTTGCCCTCCTTGGTGCTACCTCATCTCAATAGATCTCAATAATAAGGAGAAAACAAATGAGTATCTACGCAGCAGTAGAAATAGAAGTCGGAGAGTTCGCTAATGACAGCGGATTCTGCGACATGGTAGGTGACATCGTTGCTGATGTGATCCGAGACAGTGGCGAAGTTGAAGGCATTGTCACTGACACGTTATCAAACGATATTGGTTACTACATAAGAGAACACATGCAGGATAACCCAGCGAAACTTGATCTTGATGACGATAATTTCATCAATGCAGTTGCGGAAGCCCTGATTGCAATATGTAAGGGAGAACATGTCACAGCTTGACGAAGGCAAGCAGCAACGTGACATTGGGATGGCACGGGTCGAGGCATCAGCCCGTCCATCCCAGAAACTTGCTGCCAAAAAAGCAATAGAACGAGTGGCTGCTAGACGGGGACCGTGGTATTCATGGACCACCGATCAAGTTCATGCCGAGTTGAAGTGGATGGGAATTGTCTTAGACAACGCTCGCTTGCTTGGCCCGTTAATGAAACAAGCACAGAGAACAGGGGTCATTGAACCTGTTGTTTGCGAGTCATGTCGTAGGCAAGAGACTCGGTTATCTGAAAGAAAAGAACGTCATGCTGGTCCGCAATATATGTGGCGAACTACGCCTGAATTTTATTATGAAAGTAGGAAAGATTAATGGCAGAAATATTAGAAGACTATGAGTTCGTTCAATGGGGTCCGCAGGAATGTCTGTATCCATACGATGAATGGTTTGATGGACAAATCTGGAAAATAACTAAAGGCATTGACTTTAATTGCACGCTTGAAAGTATGCGAATCAGTTTGTTTAGTCAGGCCAAAAAGCGTGGAATGAAAATACGAACCTCGAAAAAAGATGACACACTAATTTTTCAAAGGAGAGATTAATGGAATACTTTTCGATAGACCCACCCGACGATCCGTATGCAGATTTGAGTGAAGAAGAATATGAAGAAATGCTCGAAGCTAGAGAGATTGCTGAATCAGATTATTGGGATCGCCGCATTGATGAGGCCCGAGGAAACTGATAGACTGCACGTGGAAAGGGAGAGCGATGAGTCTTGCAGAACTAGTCCTTCGTGATTTTGTACGTGTACCTGAACCCAAGCCAACCGCTGATGGTTCATTCCTCAGAATTTCCAGTATCACTTCATGTGACAGGAAACAAATCTTTGATGGGTTCCAATTGCCTATCAGATACGAGGGGGATGAAGCAATCAATGGTTTCGTAGCGAGGGAAATAGGTAACACCTTGCATGATTGCATTCAGGAAGCATTCGCTACAGATAAACAAGCGATCAGAGATTTTGAGTGTGAGATACCAGTAAGTATTCCATATGCTTTAACTTCTGGTCACACTGATGGTGTGTATAAGGCACCAAGCGGAGAGCGTCGTATCTTAGAGATTAAAACGATGCGTAACTACGGGTTTCGTAAAGCACGTAACGACAACATGCCCAAAGAGGAGCATCTATTCCAAGCAACTGCTTACGCTTTGGCTCTTGATGTTCATTACATCCACATGGTGTACGTCTGTACTGATGCTACGCCGGGAAAATGGAAGGACTCCGCTAAAGCTGGTGACATGTATGAATGGGTGTTCAACATCCACGATGACATCAGTGACACAGGTGCATCTTTAAGTCAGATGACAGCATACTTCTTAGAACAGCACAAGGACATGGCGCAAAATGTTTTAGACACTGGTCTGCTACCGATAGGTTTATTGAGTTCTTGGAACGGAACCTTTCAATCAGAAGACGAGTTGCCTTGGGAATGTAGGTACTGCCCCCACTTAGAGGTATGTCCAACCGTGTCTTATGTCGAAGATGTATTACAAATTAAGGAGAGCTATGACTCAACTAACTAAGCTAGCCGTTCCCTTCCCTGACAAGTTCATTGAAACTAAGCCGGGGAAATTTGCAGCAGCTTATGTTCCGCACGGAATAGTTACACAATTTCTCTTAGGAATTTTGGGAGCTTATGATTTTTCTATTGATGATGTTATTAGGGATGCTGATGGTACTGTCACTGGCTGCCTTTGTACTATTACTGTTGATGTTGACGGACGAACTACCTCGATACAAGAGGTTGGTGAGTGCGAAAATCCAAACAATTGGAAGACGGACGGAGCACGTTTAAAGGCATGTGCATCTGACGGAATCAAACGATGTGCAATGAGATTGGGCTTAGGTCTACATCTCTGGCATAAACATGACGGGAACTATGTTCTCGCAAACATTCTCAGCAAACGAGAGGAAGATAAAGATGAGTAATATTTCTATCGCTGGCAACGTCGGCGCTGACATTACTCTGCGTTACGCTAAATCAGGTAATGCATTTGTTACTGTTCCCGTAGCTGTCACACGTGGTCGTGATGACACTAAAGAAACAGATTGGTATGACGTTAAATGTTTCGGTGATCTAGCTGAACGAATATCTGAGATACCTAAGGGCACTCGGGTTATGTTTATAGGTCGCATGAAACAGGATCGTTGGGAAAGTAAAGAAGGCGAGAGCCGAAGCAAACTTTGCCTGTATGCAGACGAAGGTGGCCCGTCTTGGCGCTGGTATCCGAAGGGTAAGGATCGTGATAATGTTGCGAAAGAGGCAGTTAAAACTGTCCAAGACGCATTCATCGACGATCAGGAACCCTTCTAATGGAAGAAGAAAGCATCATGGTGCCCGTATTATCGGAGGCTCTACGGATCTTAACTGTAGTTGTACCTGCTGAATTTGCAGATCGCTTAGAACTACATGCTTTAAGGATGGTTGAAGCGTTTGAGAACCATCCGTCAAGTAATGGAATGTTGGATGAGAACAACAAGCTCATGCAAGCGCAGTCGTACATCCTTCAAACAGCAATCAATAGTTACTTAGACATGGTTGAAGAAGAACCCGAGATGTATTTGCCTAGACAAACTGAGGCCGATGAATAAATCTAAACAAAAGGGGACAGCTTGGGAAACTGAATGCGTTAGGTTTCTCGAAAGCTATACAAAGCATGAGTTCATGCGGTTGCCCCTGACTGGGACAAAGGACGTAGGGGATATCCGATGCCTTGACCTACCTGAATTTGTATTTGAATGCAAAAACAGGAAGGATGCTCTCTCGTCTTTGTCTCAGATTATGAAAGAAACAGAGCATGAACGAGTTAACGCTGATGCTACATTTGCTGCTGCTATAGTTAAGCGGCGCAACTTTGGAACAGGCGGTGCATATGTAGTCATGGAAATGCATACATTCGCACAGCTAATAAAGGAGAGAATGGATGGGCGAGGTAGTATATCTAAACCAAGAGTTCACGGATCTGACAGCGATGTTGAATCATTGGTGGAAGGAACTTGAACGTAAACCTTTTGGTGTTAAACCAACCCGCATCCGACATCTTGTCGAGATTGCACATGGCGCAGGATGGACAGTCCATGAATGTTACGAAGCTCTACAAATCACATGGGGTTTCACAGAAGCAGCTTTCGAGACAGCGCTGCGGCGCATCGCTGACGAGAAAGCGGTAGCGCAGCAGGACCAGCGTGCTTCTATCGTTGCAAGTATCGAGGCAACTCGTAAGAACTTAGATGACATGACTAAGGAATCATTGAGTCTTGAAGAAAATATTAAGCGACTCCGAGAGCTACGTCGGACTTTGAAATAAGGTCAGGGTGCCTCGGAGTTTCCTCTCCTTTCGCCGGGGCACCCTACCTACCACTATCCGTGGTAAAATAAATGGGACATCGTGATTGGAGAATAGCGATGAATATAAAAGTTAAAGAAATTGCTGCGCAAATAGGACCGAGCTTGAATGTCCAAGGTTATGCCGTGATATGTGACAGTCAGATTCGTGACTGGTATCGCAGTGAAGAGGAAGCCCTTCGGATGGCTCAACTATTTAAGGATGATGCTTCTAACCCGGAAGATTACTAATGAAGGTTGACGACCTTGGTCACATTCGTTGGGAAAAAAAAGACTTTAAAAAACATGGCACAATAGCTAAGTATTTAATTGGTGAGTGCCGCTGTCACAAATGTAAGAAACATATTCTTAAACCAGACATGGAACGAACATTACCGGCCAGATATAACGGACTCTAAATAACTTCGGGGCGTTCAACTTGTTGTGCCAGCCGCTCTCTACAATACGCTTTACAGCGGTGGCATTGGTACTGCTGATAGGTCAGTGTGCGTGTCCGCCTGACACCACGCTTATGCAACTTGTTGCTGCCGCACGTTGGACAAGCGAACGTGGTTTGATCGATAACATTTCTGTTCGGGTGGTTTGTAGCCCAAGGACGCAATCGTTCATAGATATCGATAAGTAAATCGACATCTTGTTTAGCGTACTTCTTCATTACTGCCCACGCTTTAGCGTCACCCTTCATGCATCCTGCCCATGTTTCAAAACCCCCTGTCGATTCTTTTCCACCTAAGCCGAGATGTTCGCCTAAGTGTCCTAGTCTATTGCTATTGAATTTGAAATGTCGTCGTGCGATCTTTAATGTGTCAACAGAACTGTAATGGCTTGGTGGCCCAAAGTTATGGTAAACAAATCTTGCGTTCGCTTTCTTAATATCGAATGCGTCTGAGTTGTGACCGATAACAATGTCCGCTTTGTCCAATAGTTCCCAGAGTTTCTTTACTACTTCCAAATCGTTCTCAGAGTTTTCATTGTAAAGATCAAAGTCATCTAAAGAAACGACGTGAGTTTTCTTTTGGTCTTCCCATTTGTATGAGAAGCATAAGATGTACCACTCTCGTTGATGATCGATAACATCTTGTTGCCATTGACCCCAGACATAAGCCAAGTTCGGTGCTGTTTCTATATCAAAGAAAAGAACCTTAGCCATGTGCCCCCGATCAGGATGGAACAGTTAATAACCTAATCAGTAGAGTACCTTCCCACCAGCTACCATCATCGGATAGACGTTCGGGTTGCATCTCTAATCTTTCGATGGTTACTGTGTCTGTGCGATCTCCTTCCTTGTAAGTGATCGCTTCACCTCTATCCATCAATGTGCGAAAGCTGTCAAAAGTTTCTTTAGCTGCGAGAGTTTTGTTTATGCCAGAACCTCGGGCTGTTCTTACTTCTCGTTTTAAAAAGATAGGAAGAATGATTTCATCTATACGAGGTGGCACAGCGACAGCAGTTAGCTGCCAGTCATGGCAAATAGGTGCGACAGTGGTAGCTGTAGCTGACCTTTCCAATTCGACAGTCAAATCATAAGAGATTGCTGTCAACTCGTCAGTCGGGAATACAAATGTAGCTGCGTTCCCTGTTGTTAAAGAACCTGTTGAACTAGGAATGTAAGCGGAAGTGTTCTGTCTGTTAACTGCTTTAAGTCTTATCTTTCCCGCAGCAGTCGTTGTTTCTTCACCCAATGTGTACGTGTTATCGCCATCTGTATAGTCAGTACCTGATTCACGATACGGTGTTTTGGATCGCTCATATTGTGAACGGTCAAGGTCGATGACACCTGATCGAAGTAGTTTAGGAACTACCGTTGACCACGTACATTCCCCTGCAATTAGTTCTCCCGAAGATACCTTTACCCCTGTGTAACTTTCTTTATAAAGAGCGCCAGCACCTGAAGCTTTGTTCACGGCAAGGAATAGCTTTGGGTCAGAGGAGTTATTTAAACGTGCTAAAGAAACTACCTTGTCTCCTGCCGCTACTGTGCCTGACATTTGTAAGTCTGATGCATAAGCAGGGACCAATATCTCTGTGAATTTAGATAGATCTGCACGGTAAACCTGTGCGTTATCTGCTCCAAACCAAATGAATCTGCCATCAGCTTCAAGAGAATAAACTTCTCCCGCTGTATCAATCGCTGGCCCTAAGGTAACACCTGATGAGCTTTGGTCGATTAAAGCTAACCTGAAACCAACACTTGTAGCTACACCTATAAGACCTGCATAAGAAATAATTGCGTTAATGGTTTCGTTCCGAGGTAAGGAAGCAGCGATAGTTGGGGTACGCAATGTGCCATCGGCGTTGTTGACTCCTATGTAATAGAGAGCGCCTGTGTTGTCAGCGTTAGCTGCTGCGTAGATACCATTTGAAGCTGCTGTTACTGCAACCCATGTTGTTGATGAAAGCGAAAATGAAAAATCTAATGAAGATGAAACCTTTGCACCCGAAGCATCGAGTTCGTAAATCGAGTTAGCATCTGCACCGATCATACGACCAGCGACAACAGCGAGAATGTCTGGTGTTTCTGTTCCGTAAGCTGATGTCGTGCTGCTTCCGAGTGCGGCTGTGAGCGGTGTATTGGTGGTATCTCGCCCTATATAAACGGATGTCCCATCTGAGGTAATGCTGGTTACGTTGTTCGTGACACTGAATGTCGTCCAACTTGCTCCGCCAGTACTGCTGTAGAAAATAATTGAATCTGATACAAGATAAATATATTCAGTACCATCTGTGGCTACGAATCTTTTAACTATTAGATCTTCTGTACCTAATGTGTGGGATGAAGCTGCATCTTCTGTCGTCGGCAGCAAAGTCATCTGACCTTTAGTCCAAATGTCTATACCTTGCGATGAATAAAATCGGCGTCGATCTGAATCTTCTTTATCTACATACAGTTGGCCTGCCCCATAAGACCAATCTGTTTGTGATCTAACCCATGCACCTGTGGTGTCAAGAGTATTTTCTCCCGGCTCTTTACTGTTATCTCGTTGTTGACGAGCAACAGGAACTGTGGTGCGTCGATACATTTCTGTATCTATTGCGTAGGAAACACCATTCAGTTCTACGGGTAGAAGCTCAGAGTTGAATGCCACGTTATGACCTCTGTGGATACATGGCGTGTAAGCGTGCAGCCTCCGCAGCTATTCGGTTATCTCTACGTCCCCATAGATCTCGCATTGAAGCAGAGATAGCGCCGGGTGGTACTTCTTCGGCCCGACGTGAGCTTCCTTGTGCATCTATAAACTCTCGCCGTATGGGAGTACCAACCATCAATGAGATAGCAGCGCCAAGAGGAGGTAAATCATAGGCAGTAGTAGCCAACCCGGTTGATGCCTTTGTGCTTGCGGTCGATGTCAACAAAGTCAACGGAGATTTATAACTAATATTTAATTTCTTTCCGGGGAATGCTTGTTGATACAGAACCAACGCTAACCCACTAGCGAATGAGGTAGTGGCTCTATCACGTTTTAATTCCCACTTGCGGATATCCGGCTCTCGTGCCTCAACAACTACTGGATCAGTATAAGTAACAGAATAAATCGATTGAACTTCTTCACTTGTTAAACCTGTAAGGTCGTAGCCTTGTTTCGCAGCATTGTATGTAATGCTTTGCAAACTTTTCATTTGAAAGATCCCGCTATCGGGAGAAGTTAAATCACGAAGGTCATTATTGAGTGCGTCAAATATTCTGTAAGTAGGGAACTTAGGTGATATACGACAGATGTCACCAGCGGTGTGAGTTATTGCAGTAGATCCTCCATACCCACGAATGACGCTGACTGTTGAGCCAGCGACTGCGCTAACGTACATAGCTTCCATACCTATTTCAATGATGACACCGGGTACTATCCCAGAATCACCTGCACCTGTAACTTCAATCGTTGTTTCTGAAGTGGTACCTATATTGGATGCTAAAAGAAGTAGCTCTTCTACATAACCAGACAAAAGCATGTCTCTTGTCTCATCAATCCAAGCCTGTGCAGTCATTATCCACTCCCAAGAACATCGTTAAGGGCACGTTCTTTGCGTTTCTTTTCTGACTTCGGCCCTTGAAGAAGCGTCCCGGCTTTAATTTCGTGAGAGGTTGAGGCTTCTCGTTCCATTTTGGCAGAGCCATCAATGTTCTTCGGCTGAATACCTTCAGACCGGAGGCGTTTGTAGGCTGCCATATCCCTTTCTTTTTCTCTTTCTTTAACTTTACTCCCAGACCAATCGATCGCTTTTCCATCATGCATACCTCTTGTCGGTGTAGCTGACGCAGCGATATGTACTTCACCGAAGTATTTACGAAGAGTGCCTTTGCACGTATCGCAAACACCGTCATGTGGTTCATCGAATCCATGACGGATCTCATGTGACAACCCACAATCGAGGCATCGGTAAACATAGATTGGCATTACTCTGGTCCTACTCTGAACGAATATCCGGCTGCAACTAACACTGTTTCTTCTGACTCTGTTAAATCTCTCGGACTGTCATGCCCTCCATATATCCACCGTGTAACTGTTGCCCAGTCAGCAGGTAAATAATCTTGGACAGTTGTTCCGTTAATAATAAATATATTATCGCCCCGTGCTCCCGGTTGGAAATGTCGCATTAGTGCGTACCCGGCGGGGGTTGTGTCTTCCCGCCTCCCTATCGGCGGCACGATATTCGAAGTAGGTATTTCTACTAATCGATACATTGGGTCTGCGCCTATCACTGTTGTCGCCGCAATGGTATCTACAACTGCTGTGTAATTACCGCTCGGTGTTTCCGAAGGCATCGTTGTCGTAGCTGCAATGACTCCCGGCGTCGCATCGACAGTGATGTAGAGCGAGTGACCGGGGAATGTCGCCGCAGCCGCCACCGTAGCCGGTGTAACGACCGCTGAGATGGTGGGTGAGGGGAGGGTAGCTGGGGTAGTAATGCCGCCGTGTACGACGATTGAGTTGGCAGTAACTGAAGGTACAATTACTACCGGACAGGCGACTGTAGACGGAGTAACCGTCGCCGGGACCGATACGCCTGCCGAGAACGTCGTCGTAACACCGATTGTGGCCGGTGTCGCAATCGCCGCAACAGTAAAACCAGTATCAACAGGCTGGGAATAGCCAACACCTGACTGGCTGTAATCCACCAAGACACGGTTATCGGGTACCGAGGTGTCACGTTCGTTGTAATCGAACCCGGTCTTGTTGTAGTCATAACCGCTTGAATAGCCTACGCCACCCGGACGTTTCGGTGTATAAACATATGCAAACGTAAGCGACAGATCCGCCGAACACGCAATAGTGCTGACGGATACAGTCGCATCACGTTTC